ATACTCTAGACATTAATTTAAATTCATTTTTAAGTGCTGCGTAAATTCTTTTGTGGATCGCTGACATTGTTCTCGATCCACGTTCCAACAAGGCTACTGTCGTGCCCACTGCTGCTTGTTGATTACCCTCACCTATTTGAAGATCAGCAATAGATGCAAAACGTTGACCTGCTGATACCACGACACCCATAAGCTGTAACAAAGTTGCAGATGGTTCTTTGAACGGTAGAGTCATAAAAGAATCTTTTATGTTACCGCCCGGTGCATCTACATCTCTAAATTCTCCAGGTTGAATAGACTGTGCGTCATCTCTAATTCTAATGCCACGCATTTTAAATCCTGCAGGTAAGTTTGATAATGTACCTGCATCTAACAATGATCTAAGAGCTGCGGTTGCAGTTCTTGATAATCCACCGATCATGTGTATTAAACCAAAGCCATAGAAACCTAGACCTGGTAAAAATTTAAAATGTACAAAGTATGGTATCTTTTCTTTTTTAGGATCACCTATGTTATAGTTTCTTCTAATAGATAAAACTTCTCTTGAGCCTTCTTCTATTGTTACAATGTATGGTAATTTAATACCAGTAACATCGCCATCTGATCCACGATCCTCGAACCCTTCTAAATCTAAATTGATATGAAACTCAAGAAGTGTGTACACGTCTTCGTTAAAAGTTCTTTTAGTTCCTTCTAACATTCTTTCTTTTTTCTCTAATTCTGTTTCTTGATTAAATGGTCTAGGTAAATCTATGTCACGATAAAATCCTGCCACTTGTTGTTTTCTTAAATCATTCTCCGAGACTTTAAGACGATGGATCACGGCCTCCGCATCTTCTAGAGATGTTGCATTGTATGGAACTATCAAGTCATCAGCTGGAACGAACTTAGAAACCGTTCTGCCTAAAAGATCGTCATAATAAACTTTCTTAAAGGCAGATCCGGAAAGAGGGAGATAAAAAAGCATTTGGTCAAACTCTGGTTCGTACTCTTTCATCACATCCATGAGCTGATAGTTCATGAATTCTTTAACACGATCTGCTTGATCATTTTTTTGTGGAGTCTCTACTCCGATAATTCTAGTTCTTACAGGGCCATCTGCAGGTAACAATTCTTTGTATGCCAATGCTTGAAACTGTGTGACTGCCTCTGCGAGCACAGGGTGAGTGGCACCACTTGCACCTTGAAAAGGTTGTGCCATGTTTTCGTATTTAAATCCTAATAGATCTAAACCTTTTGAGTAACCATCTTCCCAATCTTTTCTTGATGCTTTGTACTCTTGATAATTTTGTACTAATTCTGAACCAAGAGGATTTAATGTTTCCTCTGGTAGTAACTCTGCCAAGTTGTCGAAATGACTTTCACTTTGTTCTTGATTAAAGGCTCCCGGTTCAAAATTAATTTCAACACCTCCATCATCAAGCTCTGTGATTTCAGTATCACCTTGATCAGGAAGTTGCTCTTGAATCTTTGCGTCTTCGATAATTTGTTCTTCTGCCCCAGGTATTTCAACCTTTTTGTTTGGCAGACTTTTGTCTATTGCCATGCTTTTTCTCCAATCTTACATCTTTAACAGTATTATAGCTAATATTCAACCCTTGAGGTGTGGGTCCACTTTCAGGGGGCACAGTGGTTGTTAGTTTTTTAGCTTTCTTATATTTGCTTGGATGCTTGAATACGAATGTCATTACCAATAATATTTGTATCTAGGTTTAATTAATGGTTCTTCTTTATAGTCTTCTGGGTGCATAATCAAGCCCCCATCTCTAAATCTCATAATTGCTTGAGTTGTGCTATCTACCAAATCATCGTGATCTCCATATGGAAACTCAGCACATTCTTCAATAACTTCTTGTGCAAACTCTCTTTCTTTAGGTGCATATATTCTTCCAGACTCAAATAAGGGGGCAACTGAATTAACTCTTGCATGTTTATCTTGTCCACGATTAGGACTATAGTCTGCTACAGGAAGACCTTGTCTACGAAGCTCTGCTATCAAAGGTAGACCTGCTGCTTTTGCTTCAACTAAAATTGTTTCTGGTTTCCAATACAAGTATTGATCGTAAGCTAATCTTTTTAGTTCTGGAAACTCGTATCTACCTTTTAACGAATCTAACAATATCAAACTTTGTGGACTATCTTCTGTTTCTCTAAATACACCCCACGTTGTAATAGCAGAATAATCTGCGGTTTGTTTTTTTAAAAAGGCAGTATCATAACTTTGTATTACGTGTTCTAATATTGGCATCTCCTCGTGTGGCCAGTCCACCCACCACTCTCGTTTAATTAAAGCTCCTTCGTCAGATGTTGGGTTTTGCATGTATTGTGCGTTCCATTTATTTACCCCTGCAGATGCTTTAACAGCTTCAAGATCCTCGAGCTTCCAATATTGTGGCCACATCGGTTGACCACTTGGCATAATCGCAGGGAACTCTATTACCTCCCATTGATCTGCTTTTTCTTCTCTTTGTGCGTTAAGCAACATTTGTGTTAAATCTTTTTTACTCCATCTAGTCATGACCAGGATAATTCTACCTCCAGGCTGTAAACGTTGACGTGGACCTGAAGTATACCACTCGTAAGTTTTTTCAAATGCGTTAGGTGAGTTTACATCTTGCTCTGAATGTGGATCGTCAATTATTAATAAGTCTGCACCTCTACCGGTCACCGCACCTTGGACACCGACTGCAAAATACTCACCACCTTTTGAGGTGTTCCATCTTCCTGCTGCCTTAGAGTCCTCTTGTAGTCTAGTTGTAAAAAGTTTTTGATAAGACTCACTATCAATTAAATTTTTTGTTTTACGACCAAAGTTTACGGCTAACTCTGCAGTATGGGTTGCTTGAATAATTTTAAGTTCAGGATAGTTACCTATCATCCACGCAGGTAAAAAATAAGATGCAAACTCAGACTTTGTATGTCTTGGTGGCATATTAATAATTAATCTGGTCAATTCTCCACTAGCTATTTTATTAAATTTTTCTGATACTTCTTTATGGTGTTTGCCTTCAATAAATTGTGGCCACATCCTTTTAACAAAGGTTAAAAAATCTTTTCTTGCAGCTACAGCTTTTTGATTTTCATAACCTGCTATAATATCTTGTTTTAATCTTTCTCTTACCTCAACATCAGGTATTTTATTTATTTGCTCTAGGGTTAGCTTCATATGGAACCAAAAAGTATTTTATAGGATAAATTGTGTAAATCAAGCACTATAGGGGTATATGCTAGGATCCCTTTTGCAAAAATGCAGATCGACAAAAATAAAAAAGTCAAAAATCCAAAACGGTCTGGTACCTCTATGAGGGGTGAGAGATCGGGGTGGGTCCCGCCCACATGCTCTTCTCTACGCAGCCGTGGGTAGTATGCAGAATATGCATAGGGTATCCTACAATATCCTATGCATAAACCACATGGCTTATTATGTTAATAACCTCGCTTTCGTTTTATCATTAACTTGAGTATCAATTCCAATTCCATTTCCTTTTGATTGCCCATTAGCATATGCCATTCTATCTCTAATGCTCATTCTAGATTTAGAGTTAGTTAATCTTATACCTTGCTTTGCTAACCAATCAGTTAAAGCTTTTTGTTCTGATTTGTAAAGCATTGGTAAACCATCTGGATTTGCAATTGGTTGATACTCAGGAACAATTGAAAGGTATTTTTCTTTCAATCTTTTACAAAGTCTATTTGCACATCCCAAAGTAAATGCACTTTTTGCTCTTCTTTTTGCAAGTGGAGATAATTTTACTTTTTTAAATTCTTGCTCCACCAATCTTTTAACAGTTCTAATAAAATAATTGCACATTTCAGTTGCAACAATTCTATTTGATTCTCTACCTACAAAATGAGCGATCGTTTCTTTTTTGTAAGTTTCGGAATTGTATTTTGTAGTTGTGTAAAACTGACAAAAATACAATTGAGCGGTTTGGTGTCTTATCCACCTTTGCCAAACATTTTGATCAACAACTTGAGTTTCTTTTTCGATCGGTTCTTGATCTTCATCTTTAATATCACTTAAAGATAAATTGTGTTGTTTTAAAAGTTCCAAAGCTTTTTCTGATGCCATCATTGACTCATTTTCCGATGCTCCGTTTTTTTCGGACATCGCTAAAAGCTTTTTGATTTTATTTATTATATCTTTCATTTTTGCTCCTTTGTTATATGCGGTTCCTCCAGATAATTATGATACTGGAGGACACCTAGTTTATTCGTCAGATTTCATAATCTCTGTAAATAACATAAATAGGATATTATATTATTTTATATTAGTGTCAATACACATTCAACTAAAAGGTGAAATTATTTTTTTATTTTTTTCTGGGTGGGTCCCGCCCACATGCACTTACCACCAGCTGCTGCAATAATGCAACAGCTGATGTATTTCTACAACATTAAACCGAAACTAAATCTTTCCACGATTTTTTTTCAGTTTGAACAAAGGACTTGTAAAAAATTTGTTGAATTTTATACGAGGTTACCCAATATTCCATTGGAGTAAGTCTCTCGATACTGTCCTTTGCATCTTTGTATTTTTTAGCATCTGTTAGAGTGTCAAAACCCTTGGCAACTGTAATTTCAGTTTCACCTTTAGGATTTTTGTCTTCTCTAATTTTTAATACTAAAAATGTTGAGTTTACATTTTCCATTTTTTATTTCTCCTTTCATTTGACATATATAGGATTTTATATTAAAAATGTCAATAGAAAGGAAAAAATAAATTATGTTGAACAAAGGAACAAAATTCTTCGTTACATGGACACCTGAGTTCATTAATGGAGAAGAAAATTTTCATGGTCAAAGTGTTTCAAGAAAAGGGCTTTGGGATGAAAAAAGTAAAATCGCAATTAATAAAAAAACAGGAAAAAAATATATGACTTTTTGGGACAGAGACAGAGAAAGATATACAACGGCAAACTCTGAAATTGTTTCGATCACTTATAATATTTTTCAGAAAGGGACTTATGAAAAAAGTAAAAAATAAAATTTTTTCTTTTTACCATTGTAAAGAATGCCTTAATGAAATTTGTGCAAAAGAGTCCATAGGTGATAGTGTTTCTCCAAGAGAATATGCAAATTATGAATTTGGAGCAACGGAAAAAGGTTTTCAACTTTGGTGCGTGAGACACGAAAAAAATATTTTGGCTCTCGATTTGTTGGGTCAGAAAGTGAGTTACGATCAATGAAAAAAAACTAT